TTCAGCGACAAGGAGATTTTTGTCAAGGCGGAGGCTCTTATTAAACGACATGACCAGTCGTGGGCCCCACGGATTATTTACAAATCCAGCGACCTTCACAATGTTCTCCTTGGACCGATCATGCAGGAGTGCACTCGACGCATGTTCCACTGCATGGATCGGAGCCAATCATCTCCGCTGGTTTTAATGGGAGCGTATAAGAAGACTACTGACCAACTGTGCGAGTTCGTGGACCGCACTGGTGGTTGTGATAGCAAATTCATAAGCGCAGATTTTACATCCAATGACTCCAGCCAAGTCATGGATGTAGGTATGTTCGAAATCCGTTGGCTCCTTCATTTTGGAGCACCCCGTTGGGTTACGGCGTTCTTACTCCAGGCCAGGTGTTTTTCTGCAACGAATTATACCTATGGTGTCAGAGTGAGGATCACTAATCAGTTGGCCACCGGGGCGCAGTCAACCACATTCCGCAATTCTATGTGGAATGCGACCATCATGAGGGCCTTCGTTGATAGTCTCGGGCTTAAGGCCCGCGCGTTGGTTCTTGGTGATGATGGCCTGATTTCCGTGCAAACGAATTTGACCACAAGGGTGCTGGCTCGCCAGTACCGCTACATTAGCAAGCTTGCTTGCATGTTGGTCAAGGTTTCGGTTTCTCGCACGGTTGAGGGCTTGAATTTTCTATCGCGTTTCTTTTGGCGCCTGCCGACCGGTTTGGTCTTGGTGCCCCTTCTGGGCAAGGCAATTGCGAGGTTTAACGTTTGTCCGTCGCCGCACATTCCTAGGGATGAGTATATGGCGGGCAAGTGTTTGAGCTACTCTTATGAGTTCCGCAGTTTCCCTGCCCTTTCTGGTTTGTTCTTTTGCAAGTATGAGTCTATCGGGGCTTCTCGGCTTTCTTTAGATTCACTTGGATGGCACACCAAAGGGGTTTTCCTCGACCTTGGTTATACAGGCGTTTTGAGGGCTATATCGCTCGGTGTTCATAGAGGTGACGTTTTTGACTTCACTCCTATTGTTCACCGCCTTTACGGTCTCACGGCCGTAGATTATTACCAGTTTCTTTTCCGCGTGCTTTTTGGCACAGAGAACCTGGATGCGATGGCCCTCTCTTGTTTGACGAGTGAGTGGATGGGGGGCTGACGCTTCTAAACCCGTGTATACGGATGAGTATTGGCGCTTCTGCCAAAAAAAAAAAAAAAAAAAAAAAAAAAAAAAAAAAAAAAAAAAAAAAAAAAAAAAAAAAAAAAAAAAAAAAAAA